GCGCTCCCGACGGAGAGCATCTCGCGCACGTCGATGGGGATCCCGCGCTTGCTCAGACCATCGTTCGTGTCGACGTACGCAACCAGCCCCGTCTCCGGGTCGATGTAGTTCGACGGGATCTTGGGGAGGTCGGCGACCTTCGGCGGTCGCGGACTCGGAAGACCTGCAGCCATCTGGATTCTGTCCTTGTCTCACGGCCGCCGAGCGGCCTCAGACTAGGGCCACTGGACCACGTAGGCCGTGAAGTTGATGCCCGTGGCGATGGTCCCGGAAACGTCCGTGTAGCCGCGGATGTAGCGGTACACCACGCTGTCCTGCTCGTTGGTGAAGGGGAGCAGGTATCTGCCGACCGTCGAATCCACGTCGCGCGCGGATCCGATGGTGGAGGCATCGCCCAGCCTCAGGCAGGCGAGCTCCTGGATGGTCGAGGCGAAGGTCGCGCTCGAGCTGCCCTGGATGGACAGGGCGTAGGTCTCGTCGCCCGAGGCGATCTCGATCGCAGAGACGTCGATGAGAACGGCGCCGACGAAGCGCGCTGCCCCGATGCCCGAAGACGAGTTGCCGCCGACATCGAGGATCTGAGCCGCGGCGGAGACGGTCCAAGCCGCGTCCGCGGCCACCAGGCCCGCGTCCTTCAGCTGGAGGTTGTCGTCGAGGGTGAATTGGTGAAAGGCCATCTGGATTTCCTCCTCGGATCAGACCGTCACGGTGGCGTTGGAGATCCCCCACAGGCGCGCGGCCGCGCGGGGGTGCCAGAGGGTCTGCGCGACGAGCCACTCGACCCGCGTGCGCATCGACGGCTTGGTCTGGAGCTCGCCGAGATCGCGAACCTCCATCACGCCGTTCTGGATGCCCTGGTACATGCCCTCGCCGAACGACACGCAGTAGATCGACGTGCCGGTCGAGGTGCCGCCGCCGGGGCAGGCCTCGTTGAAGGCCAGGGTCGAGTACAGGTCGCTGTTCGCGTCCGCGAGAAGGATCGGCAGCTCGTTGTACATGCTGATCCTGCGACCGAACTCGTCCTGGCTGTAGGTGATGTATCCACCCACCGTGGTGGTGCGCGCGGCCGCCGTGAGCAGTCGCCGCATCGCCTTCGACATGATCAGGTGCGTCGGAGAGTCGACCGCATCGATCAGCTGGTCGAGCTTGGCGAGACTCAGCGCGTCGCCGTTGGCTGTCGAGCCCGCGGCGACCAGCTGGTTGCCCGTGAGCCTGACCTGCAGGCCATCGAACTCCTTGGCGGTCGTCGCGCTGTCGCCCTTGATGATCGTGTACCCGATCTTGTGGGCGAGAGCCTTGACCTTCATGGCCTCCTGCACAGCCCGCTGGTCCTGGCCCAGCATCTTCAGGATGGCGAGGTCCACGTCGAGGTCGCCGCCCGCGATGACGAGCTTCTCGACCACCGGGTTGATCACGCCGGTCGACTCCGTGTAGGAGCCGTTGACGCCGCGGAACGCGACGCCGGGGAGGGTGTCCTCCTGGTTGTAGGTGAGCGATCCGCCCTCGATGTCGTCGAAGGGCATCACGCGGAGAATGTCCGAACTCATGGCGAAGAGCTGGATCACCGCGGATCTCACGTCTTCGCCGTCGTGCAGCTTGGCTGCCTCGACGAGCGTCAGGGCCATGACCTAGTTGTGGGGTCAGGCCTCCGTCTCTTCCTGCTCGCGCCTGGCTCGCTTGAGCCGCTCCACGGGGTTGGTCGAGATGGGAGGTTTGGTTTCACGACCGGCACCAGTGCCCTTCTGGCGCTCCTCGCCCATCCCGGACGTCCCTCCTCCCGAGGGACCGGAGCCGTCGAACGCACGGGCATAGTCTGCGTCCGAGCGAAGGCTCTCCACGTACTCGGCGACATCCATGGGGACGCCGTTCGAGCCGGGTTTGCGACTGATCAGCTCGTTGCCTTCGCCGTCATAGACACGAGCCACTCTGTCGCCAGCCTCAGTTTTCACCACACGGACCCGGCCGCGAACCGCCGGCAGGAGCAGCTTCACGCTGCCTTTGCCCCCGACGGCTTCCGTGACCGCGGCGTCGATCAGCGCCTTGCTCAGCGCCTCCTCGATCTCCGCCCTCTCTGCTTCCAGAGAGCGCTTCTCCTGGGCGTGCACGTCCCCGAGCTGCTTCTTCAGCGCCTCGAGCTTCTTCTGCACGTCCTCGGATGTGCCGCCCTCCTTCTCGATCTCCCCGAGACGGGCCAGCGCATCCCGCGCCGCCTCCGCATCGAGCCCCTTGAACGCCTCGGCATCCCGCTTCAGCGTCCGAACTTCCCCCCGCAGCTTGCCGATCGTGTTGCGCAGCCCGGAGGTGTCCTCCAGGGTGATTCCATCCGTCGGCTTGACGTCGAGGTAGTACTTGTCGGCATCCGGCCTCGCATCCGAGCCGTCCCCCTTCACATACTCGCCGCGGAATCCCTCCGCGACGTCCTCGAGCTTGGTGATGAGTGCGGGTAGAGCCATGCAGTCCTGCTGTCGCCGGCCTACCCCGCCGGGGTCCGGGCATCCCGCCCGGAGAGTCAGAGTCGTGGTGTGCTTCTCTCCTACGCCTCTCGCGGAGGGTCGTCAAGCACTACTTTTTGAAGAATCTGGATCGAGTCGCCTGGCTTCACGATGCCGGGAGGCCCTCTCTGGCCCGGATCTGGGCCAAAGTCAGCGGCTTGAGGTCGCGCCCGATGAATCGGTCGATCGGCATTCCCTCGCGGAAGAGCTTGGCCCTGGTCACCCCCAGCACCTCCTCCTGGACCGCGATCGGCTGGCGCCGGAGCCACTTCGGGAAGGTCGTCGATGCCGCCACCTGGCCGTCCATCGAGGCCCGGGTGCCGGGCGGCGCCTCCTTCAGGTCGATCCCGAGCTCCTTCCAGCTCTTCAGGTAGGGCAGCGTGCGAGAGCGGCAGTTGTGAACTACGACGCCCTCCGCGAGATACGTTTCATCTTCCTCGACGGCGAGGTTCCACACCATGCCGCCATAGTCGCGCTCTTCAACAATTGAGATGATGGTGGTAGAATGCCACGCATGGACCTCAGGACTGGGGATGGGCTTTCCGAGTTCATTCAACGCCACCACTGGCAGGGAGGCGAGTCGATCCGCGCGATTGAACGACGCCTCGGGCTGGGAGCGGGAACATTGAATGGCGCATGTCGGCGGCACGGGATCGCACTCCGCTCGCAGCCCACAGCCTCGTCTAAGGCAAACCGCGAGCGCCCCCCGCTGCGAGGCAACTCCCACTATAGCCGAACGAATCCCGAAGCCTTCGATCGAAATTGCGCCGCGCGCTCCGTCGCCATGCGTCGCAACAACCCCACCTACGACCCCAGGGTCCGTGAGAAGATCGCCCGCACCAAGGCTCGGACGTTCCGCAACAGCCCGACCCCCGGGGAGAGAGTGCTGTGCGGCATGTTCGGGCACCAGGCAGCGTTCCAGCACGCCATCGGCCCCTATGTTGTGGATTTCGCCTTCACGGATGCCCGGGTGGCGCTCGAACTCGACGGCCGCGGACATGCCTCGCGTCGAGACAAAGACGAGGTTCGGGATCGATGGCTCGTCGGGGAGGGGTGGACCGTTGTGCGCGTCGTCCAGTGTGGCCTGTTCGGTCGGAACGGACGCCGAAGTCGGTACGCGATAGGAAAACTCGTCGAAGTGCTCAAAGACGTCGTCCCCGACCTGGAGATCCTCGGCCCTCCGCCATCCGAGCGAGGTGAGTATGGGGTGTTCGTCCGTGATGCGGACCACCCTGCCGGACGCCGTCTGTAGTCTCCACATACGCTCGGGGCCGCTAGGCCGTCCCATCGCCGCGTAGACAGGCATCCAGCGCGCGCGATGGGTCCACACGGAATCCCCGACGCGAACGTCCTCGATGGCTCGCGGACCCCGACCTGTCAAGACTTGCGTCCCCGTGGCGAGTGCGTTGTGGTGGATCGGCGGACGAGGCCCCTCATCAATCGGGAACACCTGACCATCGAGGCTGGCGCATTGAATGGTCGTTCGGTCGTCGAGCGTCGAGGACCACTGCACCCCCCCGATCACGTCCTGGTTCTCGGCGTAGAGCGCCTCGTTCGCGTGGTTCGTGGTGTGGGCGACGGCGGTGCGCACCGTGGTCCGGGCGTGCCGGCGGGAGATCTCGAGGACGCCGTCCGTGTACTTCGCGGCGCGCGTGCCCTTGATCCGGCGGACGATTGCCTCCACCCCTTCCCCCCGGGTGATTCCCAGCTGCACGGCCTGGCGCACCCCGCGGCGCGTTTCCTCTGCGAGGTCGCCGTACCACTCGCGCAACAGGCGCCCCTGGAAGGGCCTGGCGGTCACCACCGAGCGCAGGAGCGCCGGGGAGGGCAGGGAGATGCCCAGGTCGACCGGGGAGGCCGTGGCGAGTAGCGACGCCATCCACTCGGCCTCGCTCTTCGAGATGGCCACCAGGCTCTCGCCGAAGGCCTTGTGCGAGCCGCGGTAGCCCTCGGTGATCAGCCCGTCGACCGTCTGGAGCATGTTGGCGAGCCGCTTCGAGGTCCAGGGGCCGGCGTCGAAGCCGCGGGCGCTGATGTGGGCCAGCCGAGCGGTCAGGGTCTCGACCAGGTCGCCGTAGAGCTCTGTCTCGAGGAACGCGACCACCTGGTTCGCCTCGTGAGTCTTCAGGCGCTCGAGGAGCACCGCGTGGCGGACCACGCCGTCGTAGATCCGCCCGTTGGCGGAATCACCGAGGCCCTGGATGCGGGGATCGAGGGACGCCACTGCTCACCTCTCAGGCCGCCTCGGCGTCGTCATCTCCCGGGGGGGTGTCGTCGATCGGCACGCCGAACTGGGCGGGGCCGGCGGCCGGCTCGCTCTCCATGCGGGCGAGCTCGTCCTCGCTGTTCACGTCCTCGGAGAGGAACCCGCGGCGCTTCAGCTCCTCGAGATAGGTCTGGTGGCTCAGCTCGCGGGCCTTGCGCGCCTGCAGCAGCTTGTCGGCATCGTCCGCGCCAGACAGCAGCGGGATCTGGAAGTCGTCGAAGATCTTGGGCCGCCAGCCCTTGGGGATCTCGACCGTCGCAGAGCCCCCCGAGGCCCGGTCCATCCAGCGAGCGGCGATCTCAAAGAGCTCGACAAGCCACGACTCGGTGGCGCGGATCCAGACCTTGATGGCCGAGTCGGACTTCTGCCCGTGCATCGCCTTCCCGGTCGCCGTCTCCGATCCCGTCTTGCGCATGTAGGGCTCGAGGCCGGCGATCTCCATCCGTTCCTCGATCCGGCGGACGTGGTCCTCGATTGTCTGCACGGCCTTCCCCGAGTGCTCGACGATCTGCGCCGTTGCCACGTCCGAGGTGGACATGATGCAGTTCTGCGGGCCGATCACGATGCCCTGCTCCTTCTCCTCGTCTGTCACGCCCGAGAGGAAGAGAGTGCCCACGGAGGCGAAGCGCACGATGTTCGAGAGGTCGGAGCTCTTCTGCCAGTGCTCGAGGTTTAGCCAGGCGAGCTTCTTCAGCGGCGGGGCGGCCTTGAGGCGGCCCTTCTTGTCAAAGTAGAGCGTCGCGAAGGGGACTCCTCCGCCGTTGGCCGAGTTGTAGGTGTGCGGGTCCTCGCTGACCCTCTGGTACGCCTCCTTGCCGTCTGGAATCTCCCAGGTCTCGATGGTCTCCTTCCCGTAGACCTGCACCAGCGGAACGCGGAGCTGGCCGAACTCGGTGCCGGGATAGGTCTGGATCCTGGTTCGCTTCGAACGCACGCGACTCAGCTCATAGGCGCCGGGCCCTAGCTTCTCGAAGGAGCCGCCGATGAAGTCGGTCGGCGGGACCAGCACGAAGTACGGCCGGAGGCTCGGGTCTGCCCGGCGTTCGGGGTTCAGGGGGGCCTCGACCAGGCAGTGCACCAGCCCGTATCCCAGGGCCATCTCGAAGGCCTGCCGCGCGAACTCGGTGAGCGAGGTTCCCTCGAGATCCACGTCGTCGACGATCGGCTGCAGGAGCCTGGGGAGCTCCTCGGTCTTCGCCTGCACCGCGACCTCGAACGGCTTGTTCGCCATCTTGTCGACCGTGTCCTCGAAGGCCGGGTGCAGGAAACTCCGCGCCAGCCGCTTCAGGTAGTTGGCCTTCTTCTCCTTCGGTTCCATCGGGAGCCAGGTGGTGGCCTTCGCGCGCATGGCTTCCGTGCCACCCAGCAGGTCCGTGATCAGCTCCCAGTCGTACTCCATCTCCGCCTGCGCGAGAGAGGGGGTTTCGACCGTCGCGTTTTCCTGCGACTCCGCAACCTTGCGAACAGTTGTCGTCGAGACTCTGGAGACGTTGTAGCCCATGGAGATCTTCCTAGTGGCTGATGCTCATCCGGCTGGTGACGAGCGGGAACTTGCGGACGATGAAGTAGCCGATGCCGTCCGTGAGGTGCGTCCAGGGCGTTCCCTGGGGCTTGTGAATCTGGCCGGTCCCGCCCTCGAGCAGGGCCGTGAGCTCGAAGTCGTCCACGACGTGCGGAGCCTTCACGGGGCAGACGAGCAGGTGCACGCGGCGATCCGCGGTGCGCAGGCGGGCGTTCACCGAGTTGACGCGCGAGCGCTCCGCCGGCGCCTTGCGCGGCACGCGGAATCGCACGCGGTCTCCGAAGTGGCGACGGAGGATGGCGCGGATCAGATCCCAGTCGGACCCCTCGGTCTTCGCCGTCCCCCTGTTCCCGCCGCTCGGGTCGCCATAGCAATAGACGAGCCCCTTATGGTGGCCCCAGTCCCTGATCAGGCGATCGCAGACTAGTGGAGTGTTCGAGTCCTTCGGGATCCAGACTTCGCCGATAACTGCGACGATGCGATCGGCTACGAGGCGGCGATCCTCGCGCGGGTTGCGCTGGGTGCGGAACCACTGCTCCTGAAGGACGGAGGCCGTGCCCGGCTCCACGTTGAAGTCGAAGCAGAAGACCAGGTCTTCCTTGGGGTGGTAGAGAAGCTCCTCCCGGGCATGGATGTCGCGGGAGAATGGGTAGTAGGCGCGCCCCGTCGCCACCACGAACGACGCCTCGTACTCCTGCTGAAACGAGATCTCGTCGAGATCGCGGCGGGCCTGCTCGATCTCCTCCGGATCGAGGACATCCGCGCTCACCCAATGGAAGGCGTCCCACTCCATCATGTCCGGGTCGAGCGCCTTGTTGAACAGCTCCCGGAAGTGCGGGCCGCGGAAGTCGGGAACGCCGAGGAACCAGGCGAAGCCGGGCGGGCGACCGGGGGAGGAGAGGCCGGCGCGGATGTGCTTCGACCAGACGTCCGGCTTCATGTCGGCGAACTCGTCGAGCACGATGCCGTCGATGTAGTCGCCCTCGACCCGCTCGGGCTTGTCCATCCCGACGACGCGCGCGGTGACGTCGTTCACGAGCCGAACGGAGAGGTCGGTCTCGCGCGGCCTGCCGATCAGGAACTCGGGGGGGAATGCGCGCTTGAGGTCTTCCCAGTAGAGGTGGCGCGCCTGATCGTTCGTCGGGGCAGCGAAGAAGAACCGCCCGCGAGGATGGGTGAACGCCGCCATCCTCCGGTACATCTTCTTCTTGTGAATCGCTGTCTTTCCCGACCGCCGGCCCGCGCCTGTCACGGTAAAACGAGCTGGCGAATAGTAGAGGCGCTCCTGCTCTGAGTGATGCCAGAGCCGCTCCACTTGCGGAAAGGTGAGATCGAGGGCGCTACTGACCATCGCCTCCCTCCGGTGCGCGCGGCACGGACTCATCGAGCGCCGGGGTCACCCTGCGGGATGTTGTAGGTCGCCGGCTTGTGGGCGCGGAGCATCGCCAGGACGAGCTGCTCGTTGTGCCGCGTGACTGTCCCGCCCGGCGCGCCCATGTACCAGCCGACCGGCTCTTCCACTCCATCGGCAGCTCGCTGGAGGGCGTTGTCCTCCACGCGGTCGATCAGCGAGACGCGCCCGACCTTTCGGGCCTTGTCCCATTCCTCCGCGAAGCGCTCATCGTCGTATCGGAAGTTGTAGGCCGTGCTCGTGCCGATTCCCGTCGCGGCGCACGCCTTGATCATCACGCCCCCGTTGGAGCGAAGCTGCTCGAGGAAGTCATCCGCCCAGTCGGGCCGGCCTCTGGGACGCACCTTCTTTCGAGCCGGCTTTTTCGCCTTCCCCTTGGAATTCCCATTTCTCCCAGGGGCCGGCCGGACGGTCTTCTTGCGCGGTCGCTTCTTGCGAACCCCGGTGCCCCCCTTCTGGGCGGTCTTCCGGGGAGTCACTCCGGGGCGTCCTCCTTCTCTTGCCGCACCTTCAGGGCCATCGCCTCGTTTAGGCAGGCGTGCGCGACGCCCTCGAGGAATTTGCTCGCGCCGTCCGCAGAGAAGTAGACGCATGTCCTCCGCAGGCTGGCCATGGTCTCGGAGACGAAGCGGTCGAGCTGCGCGTCAATCTGGGATGCGCGCACCTCGATGGATGCGAGGGCCTGGTCGACGATCTCCCCGCCGGTCTTCGTGGGACGATGGTCGCTCACCGCTTCCTCCCCTTGATCTGTTCCTTCCCGAGAGCGAGCACCGGCCGGCGAGACTCGATCGAGCGCTTGTCGATGGTCATGTCGCCGCAGGCGAAGTGGCTTCGGGACTGGTGGCCCTCGCCGTAGATGTGTGTGACGACGACCAGCACGTCCTGTGTCTCCCGAATCACCCACCCGACCGTGTGGATCCGCAGCACCCAGTCCTGCTCAGCGATGTCCTGGACCGGGGTCCAGTTCCCGTCGTAGAGGGAGTGGTGGTCCCGCCAGACGATGTACTCGAGCGGCAGGCCGTGGAGGGACTTCACCCTGCCACCTCCGCCGGCTTCGCCGGGCGGCAAGCGTCCAGGGGGAGGGGGTCGGGGTGGGCAGCGGGCATTCGGCGCAGGCGCCGGTCTACCCCCCCGGCCAGTCTCCTCTCCTAGCCGGGGGCCCGCGGATTGTCAAGCTCAGCGAATCGAAGGCTGTACTTCGCTCAGCCTGGCGATACGATTGGGGCTCCGGGATC